GCGTGCCCGAAAAGGATTTTATCTTCGTCTGCACCGGCGACAACCAATATAATGAGTATGCGTCGGAAATTCTTTTCCGCGCCGGTTGTGGGATAATAAACACGTTCGGCGAAATCCGGCTTCAAATAATACTTTGCAAAATAGTCATATTCAACCGCCGTCATTCCGCGTTTTAAACCGTTGATCATATAATGATCATATTCACTTGCCGTCAATAATAGTTTATCATATTCGAACGCGGTTATGCCATAGAATTTACGCAGCACGTCACAAATTTCTTCAAGTGCGCGTTGTACGTTCATCAATTCGCCGGATATAGGCGAAATGACAATAACGTTTTGCACGTCCGGCAATGATTTCTTGAATTCGTCAAGTTCATTTTGAACAAACCAACGCGTCCACGCGATATTTTGTTCAAGTTCTTCATGAAATATTGACAACTGTTCATTGATCACGTTCGTCAAATATGTTCGAAGCGCGTTTATTTCGTGTTCAATCTGAATTTTCAAATTGTCGATTTCCGCATCAACTTCGGACAATTTAGCGTCAACGGTTTCAAGTTTTGCGTCAACTTCGGCTTCAAGTTGCGTTTGAAGTTCTTCGAACAACTGTGTGATCGTGTTGATGTATTCCGTCATTTCTGCTTCAACGGCGGCAATTCGTTCTTCATGTCCGTCAACTTGTGTTTTTAACGCTTCATAATAACCGGATAATTCATTATAATTGTCAATCACTTCATTCAACTTATGTGTTGTTTTATAAAGCACTTCGACATACGATAACGAATCGTCATACACAAGTGGTAGAACCTTTTGAGCAAAGAAGCGAAGTTTTGTCAAATCGTTCATTGTGTGGCCCCTTTCTTTTAGTATAGATTAAAAAACAAATCGTTCAGTTCTTCAATGATCATCATGTCGATGTTCAAAAAAGTTGTTCTGAATTTATTTAATAAATCACTATACGAAGCGGTTCCCATTTTACCGAATATTCTTTCCGTGTATTCGTCTAGTGAATTATATCTGTTGCTTGTTGTCCGGTTGTCTGTCTGTGATTTTGTCGCGTCGCTTGTGCTGTCTGCTTCGACATTTCGTGCATTTGTCAAATATGTCGAATTGTCAAGATTTGACACGCTGCCTTGCGGTGTGTCGCTGAATTTATCCCACGAATCCGAAGAATTGACAACATGATCGGTTGCGCTTGTCGTTGCTGCGTCGGTTTGATTTCCGGTGTCGTTGCGTTCGCCTTCGTGTGTGCGTGTATAATCAACATCGTGAAACGGGTTAAAATCCAATAATTCGGACTCATACATTTGATTATAGTACGGCATAATCTCATTCAAACGCGTGTCAAGTTTTAATTGCCACAAACCCACCGTTTCGAATGCGATTTCGCGTGTATAATAGTGTTTTAAAATCTTTGTTTCCAAAACACTTCTATACGCTTCATCAAAGATCGGAAAATCAAAATTGAAAACACCGGACAACGAATTCGCAATAATATCGTTTACGCTGTTTTGTCCTTCGGATTCGGTCAAACCGGCTTTTTGTTCGCAAATAAAACGTACTTGTGTTGTATAATTACTCATATTCGACTACCTCATTTATTGAACGTGAAACATCAATGAAACTTGTATCAAGTGCGTCGTTATATTCAACCGAAATGTCTAAACCGAACATATTGTTGATCATGTCGGCGGCTTCTTGTCTTGACTTCAATCGTGAATATCGTGACGCCACAACACCGCCTTGGGTGCGTTGCACTTCGTCTTTGATCATGCGTTCTTTCTTATTAAAAGCAATATTTGAAACACCCAAATACGTCAACGCTTCATTCCACACTTGAACCTTTAGATCGGTCAATTTGTCAGCAACAAACGGCGCGTCGGTTTTAAAAACTTGAATTCCTTTATCATCAAGATTTTTGTCGGCAACAATAACCGGTTGATTTCCTTCATATTTCATATAAACGTTTTCAACGGTCAAACGCTGATTTTCGGTTGTTTTGATCAACACCGGCGTTTTCTGTGCGTGTATGTTCACGTCAATCGTTCGGTCAATCTGTGTCAGACGATACGCGAATAATTCAATATCCGAAACGCTGTTTTTGTGTAAATAATTATTGAAAATTATAACGCTGTCGTTTTCATTCAGCCATTTTTTGTAACCGTTTGTTGCATACGCGCGACGCTTGATCGGTATGTTGTACACGTTCAATTTACCGGAAATGGTACACATCAACGCAAGATAATCTTCAAGCATGTCGTCAAAGAAGAAAACGGCCATGCCTTTTTCGTACAATTGCATTTCAAGAAAACGTTTGTCGATTGTGTCCGGTAAATTTTCCCACTTGAACGACGTGATCGCAATTTCTTTCAAACGATCATACCACGCCCAAAACGTGCGGTTATTTAAAACAGCACTTGACCAAAATTCAGAATCATAATTTTTTCGTACCGGTGAAAACTTTGTTTTTGCCATTGTTAAAAAACTCCTATTCTTTAGACAATCGGGTTTGTGTTATAATCGCCGATGTCGGTTTTATGCCATAATGTGACGCCGGCGTTAAATATCTTTTGCAATGCCACGTTCGCATAATTCGGGATATTACCGCGAACCTCACATTCGATTGTTTTAATATAGTTGAAATTCGCACGACTTGTCACGTTCGGTATTGCATAGTGTAATGTTTTGTAACCAAAACGCGTAAAAAAATCATCAATGACACGCGCAAATTCGGGTTTGATGTGGTGTTGTTTAAACTGAAAACCGATTTTTCCCGCTTGCCATAATGCGCTTGCACTACCAACCGAACCGCCGATTGAATTGCCGTGGATTTTTTGATATTCTGTTTCAATTTGTAGGTTTTCGGCTGCTGTCAAAAGGTTGTTTGCTTCGATTTGCATGTGTGCCGATTGTGACATCATGCCGCTTGAAATTCCCAACGCGGCCGCGTTTCCGGCCATTGGATTTTTTGAACCACTTGCGCCCAACATTGAACCAACACCGCCGGACAATGACCCGATCATGCCGGCCGTATTTGCGATTGATTGATTTTCAATCGCGTTTTCAAGATTGTTCAAACTTTTCGCGCCTTGATTTGACGCCCACGCGCGGAAGTTGTCAATATTATAACAACAATGCGGAAAATCTGTTTTTAATACGGCGAAATTGTAATTGTCAACAATGCCTTTGAAATTTTGTGGTCTTAAAATTGCATATGGCGCACCGCTGCCGCCGCCGTTTCCGGCTTTTAATTTGAATTGAACCGAACCATTGAAATCTTCGAAATTGTATGTTTCAGAATTCGAACCATAATCATCGGCGGTCAAAAAATTATAAGGATATACGTACAACTTATTGTTGCGCGGTGTATATGAAACGCTATCGTGTGAATATGTCCGAGAAAATGCCGGAACCGAAACAACAACGTCATTGATCGAACCGATTGACATATGAAGTGACGCAACTTTTTCGGGTGTGTCATCATATGCCGCAATGACAGAATTTATTGACGCGGCTGTTCCGAAAACAGAACGCAAAGGCGAATAAACGCCGTCAATAAATTGGCCGGTTGTGCCGCCTTCAAGGACCGACAAAACCGCAATCGGCGACGAATCAAGGTTTGTCAAAACATTTTCAACAAGATCGCCGAGTGGCAATTGTTCGGGGATTGTGTGTTTTCCGATCGTATCATCGGCGACGTGTTCGCGTTCGATGTAGCAATAACCCAATGAAAAATCAAACAACCATGTTTGAATGAAATCAATCGCAAATGTGATTTCGGTTACATCGTTGTTGATATACTCAATACCGGTTATGAACGCATAAAACCATTTTTGACCAAAACCAACATTTTTGAACATACAATAATTACAATCAAAAAGATCGTCAGCAATGGCCGGCACACGAACCGCGCCGGTCTGACGAACATATGTGAAATCAGAAAACGAACGTTTCACTTTGCTTGTAAAATACGTTTCTTGTGCTGCCTGTGATTGAAAATAAATTGTGTCCTTATAATCACTATTAAACGGCACACCTTGAATCAATCTGAAATTTGATTGCGGTACAATATACATGTTCAACCCTTTCTTAAAGTCCAAATTTTTGGTCTTTTCTTTTTACTATGACGCGCAATGCCAAAACATCACGCGCCACATGTAACAAGAAAAATATGACAAGTAGAATTATGCGATTGTCACGGTTGCGGTTCCGGTCTTTGTCGAATCAAACGTTGACGTTGCGGTCACGGTTACTGATTCGGCTGTCGTGTCGGCCGGTATGTTCAGAACGCCGAAGTTATCAATTGAAACGCCGGCGGCTGCTGCTGTGTCGTCGATCGACCAAACCACGCTCTGCGGTGCGAAGTTAGTTGTGACAACAACGGCGTCAAAATTGAGTTTCTGACCTTTTCCGCTTGTAGCGGTTGAAGGTGTTACGGTAACGCTTGAAACGCCCTGTTCGCCGGCAACAAATACGATCGCATTTGCAAAAGGCGAAACGGAAAATGTCTTCCATGTATGATAAAAATAGTTCCAATATAAACCCTGTCCGTTATAATTCTCGGTAAACTCGAAAAGGTTATCAAAAATCATAAAGAAACTTTCATCAACAAGAACGGCCGGTATTGCGTCAAGTGCTGCGATTTCGTCGCTTGATAATTCGGTATATGTGTCATCGTCTGCGAAAAGTTCGTCAAGCCTTGCGGTGTCAAGATCGCCGAACGAATCAACAAGAACACGATTTCCCATGAATTCAGCCTTTGACATATTGAAGGCACTTGCCAAAACTTCAACGTCCATTGTTGCGTCAAAATCTGCGTTCACAAGTAAATATTGTTCGCCCTTTGTCGAATGTGTCTGAACACCGGCGATATTATACTTGTTTGACATGAATTCAATCTTGTTCGAAATTGACTTCAAAGAAGCGGCGATTGACTTCATATTTGCTGCTGAAACGGCTGCGATTGTTGAACCGTAAAGACGTCCGGCAAGTATAAGTTTTGCTAACTGATACTTCATAACAAGAAATTCGTCATATGACGCACTTGTATATATTGAATCAACAATCTTTGCAATCAGATCGGTAACACCGTCAAGCGATAAAAACGCCTGTCGAAGTTCCTGTTCCTGTATTGTTACCTTGTAAAATTTCTGATAATTAAGTGTGTGGAATGCTGCGCGAACGTCGGGTTTTTCACGCTTGAAAACTTCGCTTTCAGCCGTTTCGGCGTCGTATTCGTGCGGCTTTGCAAGGTTTACAAAGATTTCTTCAACGGTTTCGCCGTATTCAAGCAAACCTTTTTTGAACATACGAAGCGGATTTTCATACGACTTCGATGTTATGATAACCATTGCAATACGATTTACAAGGGCCGATAAAAATTCGTTCTGTAATGCCGGCATAGACATTATGACGGCTCCGATTTCACGAATGTTTGCAATATCGCCCTTTGCTTCGGGCACATAGTCACGATAGTTGTGACTTGCGTTGTTTCTTATGACATTTAAAATGTCGGGTGTCTTCGCTTTTAAAGCGGCTTTTTTAGGTACTGTAGGCATTTTTAACTCCTTCCTTTAATCAAAAAGATCATCATACTTTACCGGCTTTTCTTCAACGGCGTCAACCGTTCTTTCATCAATTCCGGCGGCTTCGTCAACAACGTCGGTTTCAGTTCCGTCGCTGTTTGTGTCTTCGGGTGTGAAAAATCTTTCACGGTACTTTCGCAGCATGTCGGCTTTGTCACGATCATATGTCGCTTTCAATTCCTCATACTTTGCTTTGTAATCGGTATTTGCTTTTCCGGCAAGATCGGAATATGTATCAACCATATCTTCGACAAACTCAATATCTTTTTCGTCGGTCGAATCGCCGATACGTTCTTTGATTTTTGCTAGAAACGCTTCTTTTGCTAATATAGCCATGTGTCAAAACTCCTTTCATATTTTAAAACCTTTTACGGTAAAATGGGTACATATACAATGGCATACCGTTCGAACCTTTTGACGGATCCGGCGGTTCCGGTGGAATTGGTGGGTCCGGCGGTATTGGTGGAATAGGCCCCGAACCACTAAATTGATTATAAATACCGACGCCGTATTGCCAACGCGCATGTTCAACGGCTGCGCTTTGATCTTTCGGGTTTTCAAATTGGTGTAAAACAATATCACTTGCGGTTTTGATGTCGGTTGCGTTGACAAGCGCGGACCACACCGAACCAAATTTTGTTTGTAATTCCCAAATTAAAAAATTTATTGTCGGCATTGTGTCGCCAATGTTCGCTTGTCCGACGCAATCAAAATAATCTTGTTTGCGTGAATAGTACGTCCATTGCGCTAAACCGTAACCGATTGAATCGTGAACAAACGTGTATTCGGTTTTTGTTCCGTTTTTAACAGCGTTTGTATAATCAAGCGACGGTTGGTGTGGATAACCGGTAAAATCGCCTTGTTTACGATACGGAATCAAACCCGATTCGGCGTATAAATTACCCATTAAAGCAGCAACGCCGTATTCGTTTCCGATCGCCGACAATAACGTCGACCAAATTGTTTGTGCGAATGGTCCATAATCGGCCATGCTTTACACCTCATATTTTGGACGCGCAAACGCGACAACATTGTCAAATTCGCGTTTTCTATACATCACGCAACCGCCGTTCGTATCGTTTCCGGTTCCGGTGTTACCTTCGATCGTGATAAAATAATCAACCGCAACACCGACAACAAGACCAACATGATCGGTTCGACGTTTGTTTTTCTTTGAAAACTTAAAGAAAACCACGTCGCCAACTTTCGGCGTTTTGACTATTTGATCATTCTTTTCAAAATAGTCAAGCGCATTTGC